TGAACCCGTTGACATTTGCTGCTATTAAAACATCCAATCTTAGTGATGCGGATGCTGACCAACTTTATGATGATTTACTCTTAAAATATCCTTATGATAATAACTAATGAAATACTAGGTTTAGAAACTTGGATTCAAGAAAACCGACCTGACAAGGAAAGTGAAAAGCCTTACTTCATTGAGGAAATTTCAGAAGATGGAGCGTACATTTTACCTGAGGATAAGCTGATTGAACAAGGATTGAAAGAACTTGAACAACCGTATTCGATTGTAATAGACGTTAAGGGTGTGAGTATTGAAGTAGAAAGTAAGTATTTTGAGGAATGAAAAACTTAGCCTTGATAAGATGGACGCAATTTTAGAAGCACTTGCGAGTTACGGAATCGCGGGAATCTTCCTCGCGGTATTGGTGTACTACCTGAACAAGCTGACCGACATTCACCGAGAAGAACGTAAGGAATGGCAAGACGCCAATAACCAACACGTTGACAAGTTCAGCGAAGTTATATCGGAGAACACGAAAGCGTTGGCTGAAATGCGTTCAGAACTCAAAGAGAACCGTTGCAAAATGTAAAGTGGTGCGCTATTGCACCAAGAGAATGCGATTGTAAAAATGGAAACTGCGAAGAAAAAGATACCAAGACCAAGCGCGGCAAAGATAGCCGCAGAGGTAATAAAGGAATTTGAGGGCTACTCTTCAAAGCCTTATCTGTGCCCAGCGAACATTCCGACCATCGGCTACGGTAATACCATTTACCCAAATGGCGAACGGGTTACAATGGATGACCCCGAAATCGACAAGGCGGAAGCTGAGAAGATGCTACTGGACACAATCAAAACCGTAGAGAAGCAAGTCAAAAATGTTCTTGAGGTCAAACTAAAAGCGCATCAACTTGCTGCGTTAATCTCGTTCACTTACAACGTAGGCATAGGGAACTTTTCAAACTCTACTTTATTAGCTTGGTTAAATTCAAACCCTGACTTTCCGAGAATACCTGAGCAGTTCAGAAGGTGGAACAAAGGAGGAGGCAAGGTTCTGAAAGGGTTAGTTCGCAGACGAGAAGCAGAAATAGAGCTTTGGGAAGGGACATCGCAATACATTTAGCAAAGGTCTACACGCCTTACATTTTGGCGTTCTTGCTGGGCGTAATTGTGGCTTGGCAAGGTTGCAACTCAGAACCCAAGACCATAACAAAAGTTGTTGAGAAGCCAGTTCCGACCATTGAATACGTAGAGCGTTGGAGGACAGACACCGTTAGATTCGTTTCTAAGCAATTCGTTACGCGTTACGATACAATCTACTCCGAGAAAGTAGTTACTCGTTTAGACACATTGTTATTGATAGACACATTGAAGATAGTTGAAACGTGGTTGAGTGAAGTAGCTAACTACGACACAACTGTTAACGATGTTCGGCTAACTTGGAGCAATTACCAAAACAGAACGGAGAACTTGAAGGTTGAGTTGCGCAAGAAGCCTTTGGGTTGGGCGTTGGGTGTTCACGGATTGGTCGGCTTACAGAGCGACTTTGTCGAAAGTTACACTCCGTTATTTGGTATCGGTCTACAAGCTACGGTTAAAAAGACTTATTTTGGCGTAAACTACGGCTTCAACGGTCAACACTTTATAGGCGTTGGCGTTGGTCGCAACATTATACAGAAATGATTTACAAAGAGAACCCAATCACACGAGAGGCTATTGATAAACTTCTCAAGAAGAACGCTTCAATTCAAGCTAATCTTGGAACTGACTCCACAGAAGTTGAACTCTTTGAGGCAAAAATAAAGTGGGCGGAGATACTTCGAGAGATTCGTTCTTTAGACGCTGAGTTTGCGGACGTAGTTCAGGCACAATGAGTGACTTCCGACCTCGTATTAAGGGGCAAATGCTGGACGCTTGGAATAACCTTACCCGAAAGGAACGAAGGGTATTAGTAATAGGCGACCTCCACGAGCCATTTTGTCTTGATGGTTACCTTGACTTTTGCAAGGACACCTACCGAAGACACAATTGCAACCAAGTTGTTTTTATTGGGGACGTAATTGATTCGCATTACTCCAGCTTTCACGAAACCGACCCTGATGGAATGGGGGGAGGTATGGAACTCGATTTAGCAATAAAGCGTTTACAACGATGGGTGGAGGCGTTTCCAGTTGCTGATGTGACTATCGGAAACCACGACCGTATAATAAGCAGAAAGGCGTTTACTGGAGGAATCCCGAAGGCGTGGATTAAATCATTCAACGAAGTCTTGAACGCTCCAACTTGGAACTTTACAGACCGGGTTGTTTACGATGGCGTTCAGTACGTTCACGGAGAAGGCGGCACGGCTCGAACTAAATGCCGAGCAGATATGCAATCAACCGTTCAAGGACACCTCCACACGCAATGCTACACAGAGTGGTATGTTGGGCAGAATTTTAAAGTGTTCGGTACTCAGATAGGATGCGGAATTGACAACGACAAATATGCTTTTGCCTATGCCAAACGAGGAAAGAAACCCGCAATAGGTTGCGCGGTTGTAATAGGAGGCAAGACGGTAATTAACGAACTGATGGACTTATGATAATCTTTCTTTTGACTATTTCGCTTTGTCTTCTTCTGCTGGCTGTCGGGCTTCTCCTTTATATTAGTTACAAGATTCGGCAATTCGAGGACACGCAAGACGTAATCTTCGATGCTGCGGTCAACGCGGAAGAAATGTACAAGGAGATAGAGATGAACCAAGAGGCTATTATGAACGCCCACTTCAAGCAGAATTGAGTTCAAACTAAAAATATTTTCACTTTTTTTGTCCGAATGTTTTGAATATTCAAAAGAATAGTTTTATATTTGGTGCATCATTAACGGGGTAACCACTAAAAAAACAGAGCCATGAACCACTTAACATTTCAAGAGAGAGTACTCCACGACAAGACAATACCAGCGTTCGTTCGATTGGTAGCAAGTAAAGCACTCACCGACCTACGAACCGCACCAGTTGACGCGGGAACTACTCACGTTGAGCCGTGGATATTTTGGAAGCTGGTCAAATTCGCCCAAGCTGAGCCAATCAAGTCAGGCAAGTACACCTTTATCCGAATCTATGACGAAGAGCATAATTCGGTTGATATTCAATGTTTAAATTCGTAAATTCAATTTTTATTAATCATCAAAAACAGAACGATGAATCAAACACAGAAAGAGAGGCTTCAAACCCTCGCAAAAGAGAACGGTCTAACGAAAGACCACTTCTTCAAATCACCGCAAGGGTTCGTAATCATAACTCGACAAGGAATTGAGCGCATACAAGCGCACAAGGGAATCCGAGTAACTTACGATGTGGTCAGCTTATCCGATGACCTTAAGCACGTAGTTATCAAAGCTACTGGCGAGATGGCACGACCTGACGGCTTACCCGTTACAATGGAGACATTTGGAGAATCTGCACCTGACAACACGCGGCAAAAGTACCCGGTCGCAATGGCAGAAAAACGCGCACTATCAAGAGTAGTGTTGAAACTGTCAGGACTTTACGAAGTTGGCGTATTTGGCGAAGATGAATCTGATGACTTTAAAAGAGCGTAAGATGGAAGAGCAAGGAATTTATGAGGCAATAAGCAACTCAGAGCAACGCTCAGAGGAATGGTACGCGCAAAGGTTAGGGAAGTTCACAGCTTCTCGCTTTGGCGACCTGATGACCAACGGGAGAAAGAAAGACGAGGTACTTGGGCAGACTGCTATCAGCTACATTTATGAGAAGGCTGCGGAACTTCTAACGGGCGAACGCAAGGAAATCTTCGGTACTGCACTTGATTGGGGAAACGAATACGAGCCTATTTGCAAGGCGTATTATTCAGAACTCAAAGGCGTAACCATTGAAGAGATGCCATTCGTTGAAATTAACGACTACTCAGGGGCTTCTCCTGATGGTATGGTTGACGGAGAACTCATTGAAATCAAATGCCCGTACAACACCGCAAACCATCTCAAGACCGCGTTCGAGGGTTACATCGACCCGAAGTATCTGTGGCAGATGCAAGGTCAGATGCTGGCAACTGGAGCGTTAGCCTGTCGGTTCATCTCCTTCGACCCACGCATCAAGGACGAACGCTTTAAACTCATCGAAATCCGAGTAGAAGCAGACCTTGAGATGCAAGAACAACTCCGCGAACGGTTAGCGTTTGCAAATGATTACCTTCGTAAACTATTGGAGCAATGAGGACGATTAAATTCAGAGGCAAAAGAATCAAAGACGGGCGTTGGGTTTACGGCTACCTTTCTGGGGCTTGTCAGATTACAACAAAGCTACAATCATCAGAGGGCAATTCCGTTCATTTGGTTAAGCGTGAAACCATAGGTCA